GTTCAGTTCTACCTGTTACATTCTTATAATGATCCCCAGAATGTTGCCCCTCCCAATCTGTTTGTTTAAGACCAAATACTTGTGTTTTTACAGGAGGCTTTCTATATTGTCTATAGCTGAACATTAACTCTCCCAGTTTTTCACCGATCTTGTCAACCTTGCTCTTCTCGCCTATGTTTTGTAACATGGGGTCTTTAATGTCCTTAGCCCCCGATAAATATGTTCCATAGTTATTGACCTTCTCAGATAAAAACTTAAACGCTTCCTCTCGTTTTTCGTTCCCTTCTTCAAGCCCCATATCTGCCGCAGAATCCTTTAACCTCAATAATAATTTTCTGGCTTTCGCAGGATTGCCGCCGCTCTCTTGCATAGCCCATTTTGCTACATGGGGAGTGGTGGCATTATATGACTGACTCAAACTATTGTATCTCTCCGCATTAAGATACGGAGATTTTCTGTCTTTCATGCGCGCCGCATGTTGCGAAGAATTTTCTGGTATGTTATCCTTATGGTATCTCTTCGCTATGAAATGTGCTGATAATAATTCGGTAGTTGCTTCCTCCAAAAACATATGCAGATTATGGGACATCTGATTCTGAGCGTCTAAGTTACCACCAATTCCGTCTTCCCCCGATTCTTTAACTAACTGATCTATTAAATTATTCCGACCTTTATCTCGCATCCCATGATTATACGAATGTATAATTTCATGTGTAACCATTTCCATGGCATGTACCCCTTGCATATGCTCATGCCGTTCCTGTGGAGATAAATTCTTTCCACCATCAGTGTGGGGTTTTAACTTTAATATGTCATCCATATTCTGTTGATTCATGATAAAGAGATTAGGATCACCCTCTTTATGTTCTTCCCCAGCAACCTTCCCTTTTGGAAAGAGGTGATCACCAACACCTATTCCATCTCTACTCGTCAAATGCTCTTTACTCATAAACCGTCCACCTATCCAAATGTCTTTAGACGCAGCCATAAAATCATCTACTGCATTATCAGACCACCACATATCTTTAGGGGGGGTTATGTTAAACATATTCTTCACCATCGCATACCAGTCTGATCGTGAACCCATTTCTAAATTCGGATCAATGTCAACTCTTTCCCCATCAAGATCAAACCCATTTTTTTTAATTGAGGATAGCAAAGCATTACCTACTTTGCGTTCTGCCTCATCAAATGCTTTATGCTTTTCTTCCGCTTCTTTATGCTGCTTTATTAATTTCTGTAATTCTGGATCGTTATCCCTAGCTTCTTGTTTAGCGTTTGAAATTTGATCTAATCCGTCTTTCCATTCCTTTCTAGCCGCCTCATACCTAGCGTGTATACCTTCAGGATCAGCCGCAACTCTCGCCTCATCTTCGGAGTCATGTCTCATCTGTATCTCATTTTGCTTGTCGATTCTCTCCTTGAGATCGTCAATCTTCCCCGCTTCGTCTAATTCGTTCGCTCGTTCTTTGAGCCGTTTTGCGTCTATCTTGTTTACTTCGTGATGCAAATCGTTATGCTTCTTTTGTATCTCATCCCACCTGTTAGGATTTTCAACAGTATTTATAGGGTTATCAAATTTAGGTTGAAAATCTTTGATTTCACGGCTAAGATCATGTATATCCTTAAAAAGTTCCGCTTCGCCCTTTTCCTCCCGAAGGTCTCTTAACTCTCTAACAGCATCATGGAAGTCTTTGAAATCTTCTCCCGTTTGTCCTATAAGATTCTTATCATAGAAAGAGCCTCCCTTTGGCCCAACGTAAGTAGGAACGGGACTTCCACTTGTTCCTGTAGGAGGGGTTTCACCTTCATCTAAATAAATTCTCCGATCAGCAGGAATGTCTTGCCCTGCTTGTTTCCCCCCCTCTCCCAATCCTTCTAGTGGTGATAATACAGGGTTAAAGCCGGGAGGCTTTTGTTTCATAAAGTCTACGAATTTTGAGACATCTGATTTAAATACCATTTATTGTTCCTTTGACGTATTGGCATTAATTCTTCTTTCGTCAACCCATGTCTGGAATAATTGTGATTGCTCGTTATCGGAAAGATCAAGTTTCTTTCTAAAGGAATGAAACACCGGAATAAATTTCTCGCTGCCTTTATGGGCTAACTCCTGCAAATACAAAACCGTATGCATCTTATGTTCGTCTGATATGATGTAATGATTACGTTTTTTCTCCTCAGCCATTAGTTATCATCCTCATTGTCGTCATCTACATCATCGTTAGGGTCTTTACGTTTATTAGACCCCGACGGATCATAACTTACTGTTGGATTGGTTGGGGATTGATTCGGGAAAGGAACCATGAATGTTGCCTTCTTTATCTCACCTAAACCATTAGAAGATAAATCAGCTACATAGTCTACACCCTTTTCAATGAACCACATCTGGGAACCATCAGGAGATACTTCTCTAATGGTAGGAGCATGAAAGCCTTGTTCATTAAGAGAACTTATCCATGTTTTATTTAGGTCTAATCCCCATGCTCTATTCTCTGCTTTTTCTTTTCGTTTATCCGCCCACTCATCTATATCACGTTCTTCGTTGGGGGCTTTGTCGTGCCAGTCGGGGGTGCGCCCACCAGTACGCCCTTTGAACTTACGTTCTGACTGCGGGATCGCTTTCTCCATAGCTTGGAGTGGTAACGCTTCTCCGCCGCCACCGCCACCTTCTGCACCACCACCTTCTGCACCACCACCTTCTGCGCCGGGAGGGGCTTGCCCTGCTCCCATAGCTTGTTGTTGCTGCGCTGCTTGAGCTTGCTGCATCTGTTGCTGTAGTTGCATGGCTTGCATCTGAGCCTGAATTTGCACAGTTTGAGCCATTTCCCCGCTAATAACAAATTCAGCATCTTCTAGCGGAACATCTTCTTCTTTTAGTTTAACATCAAAGCCTAGTTGTGCAAACTGGCTAGCAATTCCTACCCGTTGTTGTGCGAAACTTATACGTGTAGCTTCTGCCTTTTCTTCAGGTGTTGGCAAAATTAAGTCGAAATCAGTTATACCAAATGCTTTTAGTAGCTTAGGGAATACCTTTTCATGGAATAACCGTTGATCAGATTCAACAACACGACTCATAACCACTAGCTGTTGAGTTTGGGTAGACAGCCCACCAAAAGCTTCTGGTGCGCCTTGCCACGCAGGAGTTACACCCCACACTGCCCCCACACGCTCACGAATCTCCTCCTTGACTGGAAGATAATCCATTTCCTGTAACGTGTGAAACAGTCGCACAAGGTCTACTCGACCTCTTTGATTACGACTAGAGACCGCCACCATAGGAATATAGTTAGGGTCAAGTCTTGTTTGAGCCGCAATGTGTTCCCGTTCTTTACGGAGGCTTTCTGCATCATCAGTTGTAACCATAAGCATAGATGCTGGCATCTTACGCTCGAAGAAATACCGATACAAGTTTTTATCCATGCCAATTAGAGTAAGACACTTTTCAAATACAGTTAATATCGGAGACCATCCATAAGTTTCTGATGGGGAGAATTTAGAAACGTGAATAATTTCGGAGTCTCTCAGATAAATATGTTGGTTCCGGTGGTAATATTTGTACATCGCAGGGACACGATCATATCCCTTCTTGGATTTCCCCGGCACTTCTTCAATATCATTTCTATCCATAGGACATACAAAGTGTGCATTCTTTGGAAGACCCGCTTGATCTAAATCAAACTCGACAAGTGCGGGATTTAAGCGGCGTATTTCTTTTACTTTAGATTTTATCCGCCCCCCGTCATCATAGTATTCCTTTACTAAATACAAAAAGCCATCATCTACTGTATTGATATCATTATGGAACTGCCGTAGAACTGCTTCTAAACTCTGATCAAAAACGTTAGCATCAGTTAAAAACTTATTAAAATACTCTAGCTGCCCACGATCAGAATCTTTATCTTTAGGATGAACTTCCATCCCTCGTCTAAAAACTTCTCCGGTAATATGCCCTAAAGCCGTTCTAATTTCAGCTACTGAATACGATATTGTTTGAAGGTCTTGTACAAGTTGTTGTCTGTACGCCATTTGATGGCGAACCCAAGTATTTACAATATGATCAAGCCCAATTGAAGGAGCGGTAGAAGTATCGCCCTGCTGTTTCATCAATTGAATGAAGTTTAATCCTTCATTAAAGTCGATCATTTGTTGCGCCATTCCGGGCATTTCAGGCATATATTCAGATAATTTCATAAATTAATCCTTACCTAAGTCGTTAAATCTCTGTGAAACTAAGGTGTCCATTCCCGCTAATTTTAATACTGTATCCATTGCTTTTTCTTTAATGTAAAAATGTTCTGATTGCATCCGTGTTTTTGCGAGTTCATCATTGCGTTCTGAAAGTTCTTTTTGTAACTCAGCCACCTTCTCTTTAGTAGCATTATAATCTACAATTATTTCATCTATCTCTGCACTCGATTGATCACCTGAATCAGTTACACTATCTAAAATACCTAGCCGACCCGCTTCTTTCATTAAGGAAATAAAAGCCCCCTCTGATAAAAGAGTTACCGCTTCACTATTATCCGAAACCTCATCCTCTGGGCCGCTGCTTTTTAAGTCAGTATGCCACGTATCCAAAATTCGCCACGTACCCGATTCATCTCTGTTAGCAATGTATTGTTCATCACGTTCTCTAAGAATATTACCTAATGTCATTACTGTTCTCCTAACTTAGCTTAACTATTATACTATAAAAAGCAAAATTTACGCTATGTGGCACTTGCTCCAACCACATGATTTACATGTTATACACCCACTCTCTTCGATTAAGTAGGCATTTTCACAACATTGGGTATCCTTTTCGATTTCCAATGAGGCATAATCAACTTCAAAACCTGCTAACACATCCTGTTTAGGGGAGTCCGCTTTCACTAGAACCTCTTTCTCACGGCTCCCCGATCTATACACGGTAATACCTTTACAGGCATTCTCCCATGCGGTCATATAAGCCGTATATACGTCTTCGATAGTTGCGTCATTCGCAAAGTTTATTGTTTTAGATATACCGGAATCACATGAATCTTGGAAAGCGGCTTGCATTTGTACGTGTGCTTCTGGAGAAATGTCCCCCGCCGTAACGTAAACTTCTTTCACCCACTCTGGAACATCAGTACGAGTTTTAATAGACCCCCCATTTGCAATGTGTTCCATTAACTCATCTGAATAAAAACCATACGTTCGAGCGTCTGTCTCGAAATATTTATTAATGTAGTATAGAGTTTCTCCTTCTAAGATATTCATCTTACGCCAAGCAATAGCAAAGGTTGGCTCTACACCACTTGAAGTGTCGGCAAGCATGGAAATCGTACCAGTGGGAGCGACCGTTAATCGGCAAGCATTTCGGAACTTTTCCTCCTCATAATCACTCCGATGCCATGCAGGGAAAACACCACGTTCTTCCGCTAAGTTCTGAGATTCTTTATCTGCAACATCTTTTATGAACCCCATAATAGTTTTACCTATTTCACGCCCCTTAGTGGTATCGTAACCTACTCGTAATTGTATCAAGAGATCAGCAAATCCCATAACCCCAAGCCCAATTTTTCGAGTCGCTTTTGTCATAGCTTCGATCTCTGGTGTAGCATAATGATTTGCGTCAATAACATTATCTAAAAAGCGTGTGGATATTTTTACTACTTTACCTAATTCCGCCCAATCAACATTCTCACGCCATTCAAGAGACGGCTCTGATGAGTCAGAAAAAGTTGTACCCTTAAAGAAATTAGCTACATTAATCGAACCTAGGTTGCAGGATTCATTCCCTAACAAAGGCTGCTCTCCGCAAGGATTCGTTGCTATCATATCTCCATATTCAGCACTAACACGGTTATCACGATTAACCGCATCGAGAAAAATCATCCCCGGCTCACCGTTTCTCCATGCACCATATACGATTTTACTAAACACCTCACGAGCATCTAATTCACCGACCACCTCTTTGGTGCGTGGGTTGATAAGAGAGTAGTTTAAACCATACTTGACAGACTTCATAAAATCATCAGTTACCCCAACAGAAATATTAAAGTTATGAATATCACCTTCAACAGATTTGCAATCAATAAACTCAAGAATATCAGGGTGGTGGATATCCATAACCGCCATGTTTGCGCCATCTCGCTTTCCTCCCTGAGTAATCATAGAAGATACTCTAGA